GGCGTCTTGACAGAGACGAACTTGAAAAGCTTGGGTTCTAGAGTGTTGTACCGAATACGGCCGGTCGTCAGGTAGCCCGTGGACTCCAAGGTCGTGGCGTCTTCAAGGTAGGCCCCCTGGCCGACCACGGCCAGGGCCAGACGGCTGCTGTTGCCGAAGTTGGTCACCGACGACACTTCGCCGGTGACCTTGGCTTGCAGGTCCGTGGCGTACGCAAAGCGCACGGACGGGGATGCGCCCCCGTCCTGCAAAGGCTGGCCGAGGTCGACTCGGTACAGCCCGGACTTGCTCTCTATGGCGTTGGTGGCCGCGACGAAGAAGAAGCGGTCATAGGCGGCCACGCCCTTGACGCCGGAGGTGTTCTCGATCAGCAGGGGGCCGTATGTGATGTCGCCGTTGTCGTCGATCTGACCCACTCGAAAGCCGCGGTTGGTGCCGATGCCTACGAATGTCCCGAGATAGCTGGTCAGCGAATACACGACCTCGCCCAGCGGGAGCTGAGCGGTCTGGACGCCGCCGCTGGCGAGCGTCGGCACAGCGCCCGTGCTGTCCAAGACCAGCTTATAAATACTGCTCTGAGAGCCGGCGTAGCCGGCGGCGTAGATGGCGTTCGTGCCCTCGGCAAACGACGTGAAGGTGAAAGCCGCATTCAGATGCGTGAATCGCAGGGTTTTCACCCCTGCGGCATCTGTTTCATAAATCTTATTGTCAAGGGCGATCATCATGCGGCCTTTGGCCCATCCGAGGGCTACGGCCGTGGTGCCGGTGGCCGTCCATGCGGCCCCGACTCCGTTACCGGCACCCTTGTAGACCTGCACGTTGTCGGCCGCGAAATAGTTCGTGCCGTCGCTCGCCAAGGCGCGAATGGTGTTGGCTCCACCCCATGTGATGGTGGTGACCGCCGAGCCGGTGTCGGACTTCAGCACGGCACCGACCGCAGACCAATACCGGTCGGTGCCGTCATTCCAGCCGAGGATCATGTACTTGTTCGCCGAGGCGTCGGCGATTCTCTGCGAGGTCTGACGTAGGAGCGTCAACTTTCCGTTGATCCATGGATTGACGCCGACTGAATCGACGTATCGGATGGCGTACTGATTGTCCGTGCTTGGGTCCTGGTAGAGAAGGCCAGCGCCGCCGATAAAGGTAGCCTGGGAGCGCAGCCACCAGGAGGCGAGCGACTGCTCTCCGGGGATCTGCTGCTGGTCGACCTGGTCTTTCCTTACCGGAGCCCCGGCCCGCGTGAGCGGGCGGTCATCAGTGATGGCCGACAGGAAGGGCATGCCGCCTACGGCGTAGTCGTACGCCACGTCGGCGAGGGCGTACGAGCTGCTGGCCGCCGCCGTGCGGCCAGAGAGCGGGGCGGGGAGACGAGAAATCAGACCTGCCATCGCAACCCCTACAGGACGAACGTCATCGCGAAACTCAGGCTGTCGCCTGACGCGATCGTGGCCGTGGCGTCAAGCGTGTTCAAAGTGCACACACCATTGGAAGCGATGGTCATGGAGCCCTGCGCCACGGTGCCTTTATCGAAGGAGACGACGGTGTCTATAGGCGGCCTCCAGCCGGCCGGGAGAGTGACGCACGCGGTGTTGGTGATGTTTCCCGCGCTGTTGGCCGTGATCGTCGTGCCGCTATAGCTGAGCGTCACCCAGACGGTTGCAACGCCGCACGTGCGGCGACCGTTGAACGACGTCACGCTGAAATTCGTGGCGGGGCTTGCGCCTGAGGCCGTGGTCTCCACCTGAGCGCTTGCAGTGCCGGTGACGGTCAGATTGCCGCCGACGCTGAAAGCGTCGTCGGTGGCCAGGGAGTCAGCGCCTGCGCGATAGAGGACGGTGTCCTGACTGGAAGAACCGCCAGGGCCCCAGGCGATCCGTCCGCCGGCCTCGATCGCCAGACGACTCACGGTGTCGCTCGCGATGCGCACCGAGTGCGCGATGTCGGATGTGGCCGCCCGGACAACACGGAGATTGTCGTCCGTGGCGAGGACGTCGGCCGCCGCACGGTAGAGCACGGTGTCGGCAGCGGCGCTGCCCGACCCCCAGAGCATTTGCCCGTCAGCCCGCGTCTGAAGACGTGGAGTCGAGTCTCCAGAAACCTGATGTGAAGCGGCCACGGTAGAGGCCGTGCCGCCCTGGAAAACCGGATTTCCGGTGAACGCCGCGGCACCGGAAAAGGTCGGCGCGCCGCTGAACGTGCCCGAGAGGGCACCGCTCGCAAGGGTTCCGCTGTTGACCGTCGGCGAGGTCAAGGTCTTGTTGGTCAGGGTCTGCGTGTCGCTCGTGCCGACCAGCGTCCCTGTGACGCCGTGCACGGCGGCCGTAGCCGCCTCATGTGTGCGGAAATCCGCAGCGTCTCCTGCGTGGTAGACGTGCCGCACCTTCGCGCCGAGGCTGTGACTCTGCGCGGATGTCCCAGAGAAGCCGCGGACCACGGTCAGCGTCGTCCCGGCGGCGCTGTCCACCCTGACCAGCTCTTCATCGCTGGCCCCATATCCGATGGCCAGAACGTACGGATAGGACAACGGGAAGCCGACCGTCGCCCCCACAGTGATGGAGGTCGCGCCAGCTGATATGGAGCCGCTGAGCGTCGTCTCCTGAGCGGTATTGCTGTAGTAGTAGCTGACTGCCATCAGGACCCCTGGAACATTGCAAAGTTCGGGATTTCCGCGAACATCAAAGAGCGCTCCTCTTCCAGGCGCTCCGCATACAAACCCGCATACAGCTGCACGGCCTTCGCCGCAGAGGTCACAGGAACCAGCGGGGCCCGCTCCGTGGCCTCTACGGCCACGGACTGGAGGCGGGCGCTCTCAAGCGCCGGAAGAAGGCGCTTCAACGCCCCATAGACGACCAGATCCGTGATCCGCTCGGGATAGCCCGTGACCGCCTCGAAGTTATCCCCATCCGCCGCGAGCGGCGTCGGGGTCTTGGCGTAGACGATCCTCACCGGCTGACCCGGAGTGACCGGGTCCAGAATCTGAATCGACCTCCCCGAGGGAAAGTCGTCGGTTCTGGCTTTCGGATTGTACCGCCAGTTAGGTATGGGCTGGCTGACCTTGGTCGGCCCGACCGTGCGGGCCACCACATACCAGACGTCTCTGACATCGCTCGGCAGCTCGTACTCGACCTGCGCCGCGTTGAACGTGATCTCCGTCGTACCGAACACGACAAGGTGCGGATAGAGGCCCATTATCGCGTCGTTGACAGCCTCCTTGATCCGCACCCGCGGGAACACCGGATCGGCCGTCACCAGGGCGTACTGGGAATGACTGGCGGCGGTGCTGCCCTCCACGCCGCGGCCGTTCGTTCGGCCCATCACCGAGACCACGCCGCTAGTCGCGTCATAGGTTTTGACGCGAATCAGCTCGTCGTCGATCTCGACCAAGCCGCGGGACAAATTCACCACGGTGGCCGTGTCGCACGTGAACTGCGTGTCGCCCGACCCCATGGCGACCGACAGCTCAGACATGGACTCCTGTTGGAGCGTGTACCCCATGAGCTGCTGTCGGGCCTTGGTGACGAGTTGGGTGAATGTCGTTGCCATGGCTACTCCGTCGGCGCTGCCTTGTTGAAGTCACGCCCGTACGCGGCCCCAGCCGCGTCGGAGAGGCGCATAGCCTCGGTGACCTTGTTCAGGGTCGTACCGTCGGGCTGGATGCCCTCCGAACGCGCCTTGCGGTAAAGGTCAAGCTCCGCGTCCCAGCGCTTCTGTGCGGTCCCGTCCAGCCCCTTGGAAGGGCTGGCCAGGTACGTGCCCACGCTCTTCGACTTGAGGCACTCGCCGTACGAGTTGTGGTCTCTCGTCCGACACCCGGAAGTGCAGTTCTCGCCGCTCACTGCTCGGGCGTCCGTACTGGCAGGCCCTGAGTGGTCCTCGCGAGGATCTCGGCCTCGTCCTGGTTGGTGATGGTGCTGTTGCCGCCGTTGCCCTCGGGGCAACGCGTGTCGTCTGCCATGCCGGCCCCTATGCCGCAGTGAAATTGGATTCGGAAACGCCGACGCCGGCCGCGATGAGCGCGGCCTTTGTGGCGTCGCCGACGGTGTATTCGTGACCGCCCATATAGGCGGTCGTCGCTGCCGAGATCTCGTCCTGGGTGGGGAATCGCACGGCTCTGTAAGAGCCGGAGGTCTCCAAGACCGTGATCCCCCGCGACAGCTTGACCCGCAGGAAAAGCGGGTCATCCCAGGATGCCGGCCCCTCGTTGACGAACGGGGGCCGGAACACCCAGGAGGCCATGATCAGCTGCTGTCGATGGTCGAGGTCGTCTCGGCCCGGATCAGCGCCTCGTGGCGGTAAATCTTCCAACCCGCCACGCCGTACCAGCCCAGCGGCCGGAAGCGGGCTAGCTTGTCAACCACGGGCCCGGCGACGATGTGGAATTCGTCGGCCACGGCCTCGGCCAGCGCCTGCTGTCCGGCGTAGTAGGTCCGGAAGCGACGCACGGTGTTGTCGCCCGTGCCAGCGTCTACGGCGTTGTAACAACGCGGAGACTCGATGTAGAAAGCGCCCTCGTACGCGCCGATCTCACCGGCCCAGATATTGCCGGCCGCGCTGTAGTTGTGGGGATCACGCCAGGCGGCAGCGCCGGTTTCCGCCCGCAGGTCGTGAGAAACCTCCGGATGAATGGCGCACCAGTAAAGCGACCCCTTGCGCGGAACCGCTTTGTTGGTGCGGAGCTTGGCCGTAGCCAGACGCGCGATGGCTGACGTGAAACTGTCCGTTGCGGCCATAGTCGTGCCGACCGGAGTGGACACGGTGCCAGTGGTGACGTACGAAACGGTGCCGGCTTTGCGCTGAATGACGTTCGTGCCGGAACGCAGTTCCGTCTGAACCACGACATCAATCGAGTCAGCGGCATTGAAAGCCACGATGTTGGCAATGGCCGGATCTACGTCCGTGAGGCTGAAGAGCCGGAGCTTCCGGGTTGTGAGAACCGGGTTTCCGTACTCCGCCAGCGTCAGCGTGGTTGTGGTCGGGTTGCCGATCGCAACCGAGTCCGGGTCGGTGGTCTCCGTGAGCGGAGTTGTGGCGGTAGCCATGTCCTGGTAGCGCTCAAGGACGATGGACTGGCCAGGGGCCGTCAGGTTATGCGGACGCTTGTCGGCGACCGCCCTGAAGAGCGGCTGCGAGCGAAGCGCGAATTCAAACTGCTTGTCGTACGCGGTCTGCACCGCGTTCGACATCGCTGAGGTATCAGTGAATGCGTTGACCATGGCCTCTCACCCCCCAAATGGGGTGCCGTAGGAACGGGGAGAGGTCAGGACCAGTCGTGAGGGCTCCCGTGAGCTTTCATCAGCTCGGCGAACTGTGCCGGGGTCTGGCATGCCGCTATCGCGGCGGCCAGCTCCTTGTCGGAGCCCTGCGGAGGGGCCACGCCCTGCGTGCCCGCCTCTTGCATGCGCTGCATCTGGCCTTGACCGTCAAGCGGGACGGAGGAGGCCGGAGGCCCTGCCGGGGGCTGCCCTTCACTTTCGCCGCCCTGCCCTTCAGGGGCAGGCAGCTTGGCGAGCGCCGAGCCGTGCTGGGTCAGCCATTCGTCCAGCTTGGTGGGCTCGCCGCCGTACAGCGTTGCCGCTGTCGGCGCATAGCCCTTCGCCTTGAGTGCTTCCGCCACTTCGCTCTGGCGCTGCGTCGCCTTCAGGCGGTCGTTTTCCGCCTTCAGCTCGCCGAGCTGTCCCGAGACCTTGTCCATGTATTCCCGAAACCACTTGGGCCCCTGGGGGTTGGACTGAGGCTCGCCCAGCTCTTCTGTTTCGCCGTACTCGAAGCCGTATTCACTCATTGCGTTTTCTCCCTGTCCTAGTCGCGGCCAACTCTTACGCCGGGGATGCGTAAGAGTGCTCCGCTACCGGTCTTTCGCCTAGGCGGGGCCGGTCGGTCCGTCTAGCGCGGGAGGGTACATCACACTTGTACGGAAAGGCCATGGTGGACGATTTTTTGTCCACCATGGCGAACTCAGCATGCCTCGCTCACACTTCAAGGTTGCATCGGCAACCTTGAAATTGCGGGGAGTCTTTTCAAGTCTGCCGGTAGCCGGCGTTCAAGCCCTGGGCGCTGGAGCCCTGGCGGCCGGAGAAGGCCGCCCGCTCCTGACTCGCCAGACGCTTGCGCTTCTGCGTGGCGGCTCCGCCGGGACTGAACACGTCGCGCTCAGCCTCGCCCTGGGTATAGGTCTCGCCGTACCGGCTGGCGATCGACCGCAAGGGATTCAGCGTGTCCTGTATGAGCCCGTACCCCTCTTGCGCCTGCTGCTCAGATATGCCCATGGTGGCGTAACTTTCCATGGCCGTACGATCCACGGATAGGCCGTGCTGCAATGCTGCGGCACCGATGCCGGCCGCCGCGGCCTGCTTTTTCAAGAGAGGCTCTGCCTTCTTGGGGTCAAGGAAGTAGGCCACGATTCCCGCGTCATCCACCCCATACAGCTGTCGCAGGGCTGTTCGCTTGTACGGGTCAGCGTCATACAACTTGTCCGCCGCCTCATCTACGCGCGACTTGATCTCAGTCGGGCTGACGTCGCCCGCGATCCATTGACGGAAGTCCGCGGGGCTGTCATAGAAGCCCTTGGGCAGCCCGGCGTTGCTCAGAATCTGCCGGTAGGCGGATTCCGTTGCGAGGTACTCGGCGGGAGCCAAGACTGGCAGGCCCGCTTTCCGGCGGGCCTCGTTGCCCGCGAATCGCTCCTTGTACTCCGTGGTGTCCTGGAGGAGTAGGCCGACGGTGTCGGCCCCATAGCCCTGCTTGACGTAGTCGTAGATTTTACCTGCCAGGCTTCCGAGGCCGTACGAATTGAAGAGCGATTGCAGGGCCGCGAAGGCGTCCCTGTTCGAACCTGACAGCAGCTTGTCGAACTGGCCCGACGCCTCGTAGAAGCGGCCCTGCGCCTCGTTCTGACGTCCTTGAACGGCTGCCAGCCTCTTCCGCTCCGCGGCAAGCAGGCTCTGATAGCGGGCCTTCTCAGCCTTGCTGGCGGGGTGTTTGAGTCTGGTCTCATAGACCCTGACGGCAGCCTGGGTGTGCGATACCTGATTCTTGGCCGCCGCGAGATTCGCGG